CGCCCATATCGACCTTCGCCCAGGTGATCTTCTTCCCGCCCCAGCGGGTAGAGCGCTGCACCACGGGCGCCTTGTCGCCGAGTTCCTTGCAAGCGTCAATGATGAGCCAGTCGACATCGAGACAGAGGTCCTCGAACATCTTCTCCTGGGTCGCGAACCGCTGCGTCGTGGCATCCCGCCACTCGCGGATGGCCACACCCGAGTCGATGCCGGCGGGCTTCGCCGCATGGGTTGCCATGCTCGAGTGGCCGAATTCGTTATTCATCGACTCCTTCAGATCGCCGCGAGACTGGTAAGTCTCTGCCGAGACAGCCTGGGGGATGACGGTGTGCGGAAGCTCGGCCTTGAAGGGGACGATGGTGCCCACGCGGTTCGTCGACGCGATCGCGAGCCGGGCGTCAGCCTGCCGGACGTAGGTCGTGGGGAAGGCGCCCTGGTCGAGCTGCCGCTCGATCTGTAGGTTACGACGGTTCAGCGCGCGCTGCGTTCCCATGATGCGCTCTGCGCCGCTGATGCCGTACCAGGACTCATCGCGCTCGGACCAGCGGGCCTCGGCGAACGGAAAGCGAGGCTTGTGATAGTCCTCGTCTTTGAGCGTGACGCCGCGGATCGTCAGCGTGTGGCGACCGGGGCGATACTTCGGGTGCCCCTGCTTGCCGAACGGCAGATACCAGGATTCGATAACGACGAGCTCGTTGGTCTCCATCGGCCGATAGCCGGCCCACAGGCCGTCCTGCTCGCCAGTGGCGTTGAGGATGGCCTCCTCATGCTCTGGGAACTCGGCGACCAGCTCATCCTTGTCGCGGAAGCGACGGCGGTGCATCTCGCGCGGGCGGCGCCCGTTCGTGCACTGGCGGTCAGGAACAATCATGTCGTCGACGAGCACATGCTCGACGACAACCTGGTCAAACATATGATCGGCCACGACATGCACCAGGCCGGTGCCCTTCTTCGCCGCCGAGCGGAACGCCTGTCGACACTTGGCCGAGCGCTCCGTCTGCTTTCCGACGCTCTCAACGTACCACTCCAGGTGACGCGCCTGGCGCTGCTGCGACCAGGAGCCACCATCGGTCATGTAGCGCGACCGAACATCTGTGGTCGCCACGACGGCAGTCACGGTGTCGACGTTGCTGGCGATGCCGTTCTCGGCAACGCCCATCATCTCGGCGCGGATGTCGGTGCCCTCGGCGGCGGGGCCGTTGGGATCGTAGAGCGCCTCAAGCTTGACGAAGCGGTCGAACGTCAGCGCCTGCTCGTTCTCAATCTTGCGGACATGGTCGAACACGCGCTCGTGGACCTTGCCCTTCTCGGCACGCTGCCACACGTCATCGCGCTGGGCCGTCACGAGTCATCCCTCCGCCGACGCTCGCGCAGCTTGGCGAAACCTGGGACGGAGGCGCCCTGCGGCAGCCCGTAGATGCCGGGGTCATCGAACGAGCCCGGCGTGGGCTCCTCTTTGTCCAGCTCGAGGACGGGGACCTCGTCGACGAACGGCGCGAACTTGACCTTCATCGATCCCAACTCGAGCTCAGTCACGCCAGCCTTGCGCAGCTCTTCGCCGCGCTCGATCAACAGCTTCACAATGTCGGCAGCCAGCGCAGCTTCGCTCACCGCGCCCAGCCTGACCGGTCGGAGTCTCCGAATAGGATTTCATACTCGCCGCCGCCGAAGTCAGGCTCCTGGGCCGCCGCCTCCTCGAACGGGTCCCGGGCGTGTTTCGGCGGGGGCTTATCGGTGGCGCCGATGTTCTCGAACAGGTGCGCCAACAGCCGCCGCCCGTAGCAGAGCGTGTCAGCGCTGTGGTTGGACTGGCCCTTATCCTCGCGAGGGAAGCCGTACTCATCTTTCTTCCACTGCAGGTTTTCAAGCTGCTCGGCGAGCGCGGAGCCCTTGAGAATTTTGATCCGGCCGTCCACCAGGTCGCCGTTGACCAACTCGATGGAGGACATCTTGCCCTTCTGATCGGCCGGGGCGATCGTGATGCCGTAGACCTGGGAGAGCTCGTCGAGGATGTTCTGCCCGAGTTGCAGGCTGTCCGAGACCATGCCGGTCGGCCAGCCGATCGCCCCAATGAGACCTGCCGGGTTCGCATGGGCCGCGTCGATGTCAGTCTCGGCGAGCTTGCCGAGCAGCAGCACGGCGATGCGCCGGGCGTACATCTGCGGCTGCTCGAAACAGTACAGGTGGTAGATGATGCGGTCGGGATCGCTCGGCGAGACGGCAAACACGTTGAGCGCGAACGCATCGCGCGAGCCGTGGTCAATGCCCAACGCATAGAGCCAGTCCTCTACCGGCGAGCCGTCTGGCTTGTTGGGTAGACGGGCAATGGACACGCGGTCAGGCCCGAGCTCATCGCGCGGCGGATCCCACTCGTTCCACGGCGCACCGTCGTCCAGCCGCGCCCGGTACTGATAAATCATCGAGGTGTCGTCGAGCGCCCAGATCGCCGCGTCCTCGCGCTTGCGAATCGGATGGTCGGGACTCCACTTGTTGTCCGCGAATTCCTGGAGTCGCAGCTCCCAGAGCTCGACCATCGCGGGGTATTTCTTCGCCGCGTCTGGCAGGTTGTAGACCATCTCCAGGGTCCAGTGATGCGAGGACCATGCGGCATCCGGCGCCCTGCCGCGATCTGCGTATGCGCGGTGCTTATCCGAGCCCGGCCGCGAGACGTCGTAGAACGTGCCGCTCAGGATGTGACCAGCCGTGCCGACGATGAGGATGACCTTGGCGCGCGGGCCGATTACCTGATAGAGCAGCACGTCCAGCAGTTCGTGACGGTGGGACGCGCCCTCGTCGATCTGGACCTCGTCATACGTGGTGCCGCGCCACTTCTCGATCTCTGCGAGGTCGGACATGCCGGAAAGCTGGTAGACGGAACCGGTACGCGAGAACGTGCACCGGAGCTCCGTCTCATTGAACAGCACGTCTTTGCCGGAGACGAGACCAAGCCGATCGCAGAGGTCCTTAAGCGGGTACCAAATGAGTTCCTTGGCCCGCATCCGCGTCGTCGCGAAGTACAGGACGTGGGCGCGCCGACGTTTGACGCACTTGCGCACGCCACGGACGCACAGCGCGGTCGTCTTACCGCCACCGCGGCCGACCAGCGCAGAAACGCGCCGGTGCTCGTCCTCGATCAGCGACACCTGCCAGCCATGGCAGGCGGCCAACATCTTCGCGTCTAACGCATCGGCCCATGCGTCATCGGGCGAGAGGACGCGGCGCTCAGTCTTGACGCGTTCGTGAGGCTTCAACTCGGCTTGATTTTCTTAACCGCCGAAGAACCATACTGATTCACAATTGCTCGCGTCTGATGCTCAATCCAATCGGGATGCCGCTCTGCCGCGGCAAGTAGCGCGCGAAGCCCGATGTTCGACAGCTCAGCGTCGTGAAAATTCTTCTTGGCTTCCTTCAAACGACTCCACAGGTCGCGATTGCGCCGCTGCAGATGGATCACAGTGCCAATCGTCCACCCGCTCCACACGGCGAACCCACCCATAAGGATTATCCAGTTCACAGCGGCTGCCACAACCGCACATGCCCCTCTGGAACCATACGGACCTCTGGCTCCTCTGCGCTGTGGTCCCAGCACACGAAACGGAAGTGGCGGATCGCCGGGAAAAAGTCGACCACGTAGCACTTGCGCCCGGGCGCACGCTCCGACACGGCGGATAGCGACGACACGCCGCCCAGCCCCGGGAGCTCGAGGGCATCCCGCTCGCTGAACTTGACCATCGCAACAGGGATACGCTCGAGCTTGTCGAGCTTCCCCGGTTTCTTCAGTTCATCAGTCATCTGTTTCTCCTGTGATCATCCTTGGCGAACCTGGCGAGTGTGGGGTCCCATTTGCCCCACGGCATACGGTCAGCGTTGCGCCGGATGCGTAGCACGACGCCAGTAGTACACGGGTATCGAAAGGGCTTCCTGGGATCGACGCCAGCCGCGTGGAACAGAGCCCGCGCATAACCGGCCCGGCGATAACCCTCCTTCACAAACACGTAGTAGACGATAGGCACTGAATCCTCGGCGTCCGCCGAGATAAAGCCCTGCACGTCGGCCAGGTTCGACTTGTCGTCGGGGTCATACGCGACCAGCGTGCGGACTTCCGGCCAGCTCAAGATGCGAGTGACCTGCTTAATCATCACCGGGAACCAGTCGCCACACCAGATCATGCCGGCGGTGTCGGCGTGCTGGAACGAGCGCACCCAGCTATCGATAACGAAGTTAACCTCGCGAGCGTCGCCGCGATCGAGCGGGCGGGTGGCGAGCTTCACTGGCGACCCCGCAGCGATACCGCCAGGTTCATCAGCGCCTCGGCGGCCTGGATCAGCGCCTCATAGGCGTCGCCT